TTTCTACCAATTAAGCGACTTCCAAAAAGACCCAAGAGTAAGAAAGTTTAACGATGAATACGAAAGCATATTAGAGATGCTAGGATTTATAAGAAGGTCATTCCCTAATTTAATTATTTATTACAATCTGGATGCAAATCACGAATTTCGCTACGAAAGATATATGAGGACAAAAGCTCCAGAATTGTTAAGTTTGCAATTGTTTGAGTTAGAAGATTTGTTGAAGCTAAATGAATTTGGGATAAAGCCTCTAAAGAACTTAGACCACGTTAAATTTGGCAAGTTGCCAATTATACACGGAGATACTACTTTTAAGAGAGGAAGTGGTGTAAGCCCTGCTAAGACCCTTTACGATAGGGTTAAGCAATCGGCTATTGCATCTCACGTTCATAGGACAAGCGAGTACACAACAAAGAACCAATTTGATGGCGAGATTTTTACTTGTTATACAACAGGTCATTTAATGCACCCTAACGTAGAATACTGCAAACACGTTGACCAATATAATCAAGGTTTTGCAATTCTTGAGAAAGAATCAAGTGGAGACTATCGCGTTCGCAATCATAGAATAATTAAAAACAAAGTATTTTAAATGGCTTATGTTTATAGACATATTAGGCTTGATAAGAATGAACCATTTTATATTGGAATAGGTAAAATTAACAATTATAAAAGGGCATATTTAAAAAGCATTAGAAATGTAATTTGGAAGCAAATAGTCAATAAAACAGATTATGATATTGAAATAATTGCAGACAATTTAACTTGGGAACAGGCTTGTCAAAAGGAAATTGAATTTATAAGTTTATATGGTAGAATTGATATTAAGACAGGTTCTTTATCTAATATGACTAATGGGGGGGATGGTGCATTAGGTAAAATATGTAAAGAAAGCACAAAGAAAAAAATATCAATAAAAACTACTGGTATAAAACGTTCATTAGATACAAAACAAAAGTTATCTAAAATTAATGGGGATAAAGCAAGTGCGTTCAAATATTATATTAATGCTTATAAAAATGGTGAATTTTTAGGTAAATTTGATGGTTCAGGTCATTGTGCAAAGGTTTTAAATATTCATCAAAGCTCAATATTAAAATACTTAAGAGGCAATTTAAAAACATATAAAGATTATCATTTTAAAATATATAAAAAACTATGAAGATGCCTAAGAATTGGAATAAACTTAATTTAAGCGAACAAGAAAGCTGGTTAGTTAAGAAGTATCAAGAAATGATAAGCGAAGTAGAATCAGTATCTAAGATGTTAGCCAAGATAAGAGGTGGCAATAGAATCGTAGTAAAGGAGATTGAAAGACCAGATGAAGCCTTACTTAAAGCGTGAGAATCAAAATCATATATCGTAAACTTGGTAAGGAACAGGCTTACGGCATATCCTCAAGTGATGGTGTAATAGAGATTGATGAAAGGCTAAAAGGTAAGAAGCATTGTGAGATATTGATTCACGAGATACTACATTTACTAAATCCAAAGGATGATGAAAAAACCATAATTCGTAAAAGTGTAACTTTGACTAAGATTCTGTGGAATGAAGGCTATCGTAGGGTTGATGATTCAAACGATGAGCCATTACAGGATGGGTCAATGTAAGGTTGTTTTTTCTTGGTTCTCATATCAGGTTCTCCCTAGCCCTAAAAAGCTGGGGAGTTTTGCTTATATTTGTATCTAGATATACTAATGGTTTAACGGAGGTTCGTTTTTACGATGCCTCCCTTTTTTTGCCCTTAAGTTACCCAATAAGGCAACTTTGAGCCGTATTTGACCGATAATTGGCTCATTTTAGACTGATAAAAAGAAATTTAAATAATTTATTGTTTGTATTGTAATTGTTTGTATCTTTGTTGAAACAAAACCAAATTAGTATGAAAACACTATTAAGCCTCAACAACAATTTTTATCCCTACAACGGGAACTTTATTCCTCAATCTGGGGACAACATTTTCTTAGACTATACAATAGAAGATACTAAGTTCTTTGTAGTAAAGTTTAGGACTATTGACCTCGCAAACAATCAAATCATTATCTCAATCGAAAAAATCTAAATTATGAACCAACAACAAAACAGGAATTTTCAGGCAATTGTTATTTTAATCTTTGTCTTTATTGTAACAGGAATCTTACAAAACATTTAAACCAAAATATGAAAGTAACTATTAAAAAAATTAAACATTGGGTATCAAAAGAAATGTTTGGATATTCTTTTACATTACCACAATTTGAGGTTTATGCAGAACACGAAGGCAAAAATTACTTTCAAACATTTATAGGGTTTGATAAACTAGAAGCAAAAAATAAAATGAAATCTTTAATATTAACAAACAAAATTAAATCAAAATATGAAAGTAGAAAAAAAAGAAGTAGTCTGCATCCGACTGCCAGAATCAATCAAGAAAAAAGTAGATGCCGAAGCTAAAAAGATGTATTTAGCAGCAAGTAAATTAGTGTCCATAATAGTACAAAAATATTACGAATCTAAAAACTAAACCAATGCAACCATTAATCTATCAAGGAAAACAACTAAAACTTCACCAGAGAGCAACTTGCCTATTAGAACTATTAAAGAAGGCTCAAGCAAGGCAATCTAGCATTGAATCAGACCTAATTAAATGGAGAGGAGCAACTTGGGATAATCCTATTAAACTAATGAACAAGTACGAAGATGACTACCTTATTAAGATTGCTAGAATGAACCAAATACAAAAGCGAATCTTAAAGTCTTATCACTTTCTGATACTGGACCTTTACGAGATAACCGAAGATTTTATGTTACCAATAAACCTTTTACATTTTTAATATGAGTTACATAGACAATACCAAATCCCAATTATTACGAGAAAACTACATTTTAGAGGTAGAGAATGAAATGCTTAGAAACCAAATTAAAAAAATTAAACTAGAAATCAATGAACTACTGGGCAATACCAAGTCAAAAGGAGAGCAGACTGACAACGAAGGAAATGATAAAGTATTCTGAAACAATTATAGATAAGATTGCAGAATATTACAAGATACTTCCTAAGGACATTAAAGGCAAAAGCCGTAAAAGGCATTTTGTTAAGGCTAGATTTATAGCAATGTATTGTATAAAAAATAACACAACTTTAACATTGAAGGCAATTGCAGATATGGTAGGCAGAGACCATACTACAATTATACACTCGTTAAGAACCATACAAAACACTTTAGACTTGCATTACGATACCGATTTAAAGGATGAATTAAACGAAATTAAAAGAATAATATAAATTTTTGTTATTCACAAAATAGTCTTATTTTTAATTATTATTTACCAAAAAACCATAGTATGATTAACTTACAAACAAACTCACTTATCAACATTTACAAGGCTTTAGCATCCTTTCAGCAAGATTGCCCTGTAATTCACAAGGGAACAACAGGTCATAATTACACCTATGCCGATTTCCCTACAATTCTTGAAGTAATCAATCCGATACTCAAGAAGCACAATCTAGGATTTACCCAGCTTCTTATTGAGGATGGATTAAAGACAGTTATCTTTCACACTATTAGTGGAGAATCAATTGAGTCTAATGCAACGATTCCACAAATTACTCTTAGGGGTATGAATGAGTATCAATCATTCGGTAGTGGGATAACCTATTACAGAAGATATGCTTTATCTGCTGCTCTTGGGTTGGTAACTGATAAAGATACCGATGCCTCTGGAGAGAAAGCTGCATCAGTATTTATCAAGAAACACAAGTCAATACTTGATTTAACATTAGCTATTGATATGTGCGAAAACTTAAACGAGTTATCTAAACTGCATTCTTTAAACAAGGATTTAATGAATGAAGGGATAACTGCATTATTCACAAGTAAAAAATCTAAATTATGATTGACCAAAAACTAATAAAACTAAGAGACTTAGTTTCTTATTGGGAATGGAAACATAGTGCTTGTCATAAGTTTTGGATAAATGAAACATATCAAGAACTTGTAAAGGCAAGACAAAACCTAAAGGAATACAAGACTAAACATTACCCATCAACCCCATTATTAACCCAGCCTAAGCCATTCTCAAGGATGGATACTTGGACTGAACAATACGAAAACTATGAATGAATTTCCTAGCATTGACTTAATGATAGGTCAATTAAATAAATCAATAAAGGATATTGAAGCTACATCTATGTCAAGCGAAAACTTTGTACTAAAAACATTGTATGCAGCAATGAGATTAGCTTTAGATATTAAAAATGAAGAAATGAATTATTTTAAATCTAAAAACAATTAGTATGGCTATTAGTACTTGCTGTGGAGCAGAAACCGATATGGATGAAATAGGTATATGTCCTGAATGTATGGAACATTGCGACTGGGAGGATGAGGATGAAGATGAAATCGCAAAGGATGAGAAAGAACAAAACGAAATAGATGAAATAATGCTAAGAGAAGCAGAGGAAAAATTACATAATCAATAAACAAAACAAAATGGAAAAGAAACAAAACTATGGTGCTTGGAAAAAAACAACATCAAAAGGAGAAGTAATTGAATTTACTATTGAGGACAAACGCTACTCAATGTGGTTAAATCAATACAAAAAGCCTGAATCAAAAGAACCAGATTACAAAATCTATCCTAATGATTACAAACCAAAAGCAGAGACAAAAATGGAGTACGCATCTCCAGTAAACCAACAAGAAAGCGAAGATGATTTGCCGTTTTAATTAACTATCTAAAAACAAAAACTATGAGCCAAAACAAACAAATTGCAGACTACCTAAATAAAGGTAAAAAGCTAACTACTCTTGATGCCTTAAATAAATTCGGATGCTTTAGATTAGCATCACGAATAAACGATTTAAGGAATGAAGGAATGAATATAAAAACAAAGATTATCAAGCTAGAGAACAAGAAGCAAATAGCCCAATATTCATTAAAATAGTTTATATTTGCAACAGGATGTAGGATATCCATTTTAAAACTTATTGGCTCAAAGCTGAAACCCTAATCCTACTGGGGTGGAAGCCGAGAGCCTTTTTTATTTATGAGTAAAGACCCAGCAGTATTGTTTTACACTTCTGATTTTTTAAGTGGAACATTTACTATGACTAACGAACAGGTTGGCAAATACATTAGATTATTATGCCTTCAGCATCAAAAAGGAAGATTAACTGAAAAGGATATGCTAAGCATATGCTCTGCATATGATTCCGAGATTTGGGATAAATTTAAGATTATAGATGGATTCTACCTTAACGAAAAGATGTCAAACGAGACAATTCGTAGGCAAAAGTTTACAGAAAGTAGGAGAAACAACGCTTTAACCCCTAAAAGCGAAAGCACTAGCAAAGCATATGCTAAGCATATGGAAACTGAAACTGAAACTGAAACTAGAACTGTAACTATAAATAAAACTAAAATACTAGATGAGCAGTTTGAGGAATTTTGGGATTTATACGATTATAAGAAATCTAGGGATAAAGCAGAAAAGGCTTGGAAAACTTTAAATCAAGAGGAAAAGGCTTTAGCTTTACAACACGCACCTGTATATGCTCAATCAACACCTGATAAACAATTCCGTAAACATCCTACAACCTATCTAAACAACAAATCTTTCAACGATGAAATTATTGAACGAACTATTAGTACAAAACTTAGCTACGCAGAACTTGAATGGGAACGACTTAAAAATCTTGGATAAGGATGAATTGAAGGTTTATAAGGCAATGGAATCTATGCACATAGGCAAATGCTCAAGAATAGAAGTAACAGAGCATCTAAAGACTTGTATTGCTTTGAGTGGTATGCAAGTGCCAACAAATCAAATATTTAATCTATGCGTTTCCTTTACAATAGAATCATACGGACAGTACAAACTAAAGGAACTGGGTGTAGCATTTAAGATGTTTGCAGAGGATAAGTTTACTATTGGCAATCATATAAACTTTAGTCCTAAGTTAATTGGAGAGGTAATGAATGCCTATAAAAAGATAGCAGTACAAGTAAGAAACAAAACAATTCAAGAACCAAAAGAAATAGTTATGCAAGTAGATGAAGAACAAGTAATGCGAGAGGAAGCCGAGTATTGGAAAACATCTAAAAAGGACTGGCGATTCCTAAACTATCAATGCTTTGACTATCTATGGAAACGGAAGCTACTAAAGATAACCCCTGATAAAGCTGAGTACATAAAATCTAAAGTAAAAGCCTATCATTTGGCACAGGCTAAAAAGCCAGAGGATATGTTAGTAGATGAGGAAACTATGAGGCAACAATGCAAAAAATATTCCCTTAAACTTTATTACGACAACGAATTATGATAGAGAATTATATACCTATGGAGGATGTGCTTATCAGGATTAAGTACCATCCAGATATAAGCAAACAAGAAAAGGAACAATTTAAAGAATCTATTAAAGGAATCTATATGACCGAGAAAGGCAAAGTAAAAATTAATAAACCTAAAAAATATCAAAATGAAAGAAACACTATTAGTTCTAATTATCCTTTGGATTTGGATAATCTATGAGATGAGAAACGCACCATTAAACAAAGACAAATGAAAGAAACATTACAAATGCTAAAATTCTTTTTTATATCAGTACCAGTATTCCTATGTGTTTACTGTACTGTTATGATTTATGTAGAACTTAAAGAACTTTATGAGTAAGATAAGAGGACACGAGAACGCACAACCAATAAGATTAATATTTATAGATACAAAAGAGGAAATAGAGTTTAAGTCAGTAGCCTACGCAAAGAGAGTAACTGGAGTAAATGAGTACCAAATAAAGGAAAGCCTTAACCCAGTTAAGAAAAAAAGATTTGAGTACCAAAATAGACAAATAGCGTTCCGTATTAAGAAATAATTTAATTTTGTGCTATGGCATTACAAACCATTCCAAAACTTACAGGAAAGACACAAACAATTTTTAATCGTTATATACGACAAAGAGATAGTCAAAATGGTTACTTTACTTGCATATCGTGTGGCTCTACTAAAGATACCTCCCAAATGGATGCAGGTCATTATGTGCCTGTCAAGAATAGTTCAGCTTTAAGATTTGATGAATACAATGTAAACGGAGAGTGCAAGGCTTGTAATGGATTTGACCAATTCCACCTAATAGGTTACCGAAAAAACCTAATAGATAAGATAGGAGAAAGAATGGTATTACACTTAGAAAGTCAGTCAAGACTTATAAAGAAATGGACTAGAACCGAGTTAAACGAAATAAACGAAAAGTATGGCGAAACTAAATCCTAATGGCAAGGTTTCCTTTGGGTCAAGAAAAAAAGGAAAGGCTAAAAAGACATCTGGTCCTAAAGACAAACCTACTAAACCTTATAACAGACAAGGCAGATGCTAATAATACCTATTATATCAATTTTAGTATCAATGATATTATCAGCAATATGGGTTTATTTAATTGATAAAAATAAAAAAAAGGATATAAATAATGAAGATTAACGAATTAAAATCAAATCCTAATAATCCTAGATTAATTAAAGACCATAAGTTTAAGCAACTTGTAAAGTCTATTCAAGACTTCCCACAAATGCTAGAACTTAGACCTATTGTAATAGATGAGAACAATATGGTCTTAGGTGGCAATATGAGGCTAAAGGCTTGTCTTGAGGCTGGGTTAACTGATGTTCCTGTAATACACGCTAACAATCTAACCGAAGCACAAAAGAAAGAATTTATTATCAAGGATAATATATCATTTGGTGAACACGACTGGGATTCTTTAGCTAATGAATGGAACATTATAGAACTAGATGAATGGGGTTTAGACATACCAGCTTTTGCTAATAACGATATAGAACAACCAAAGGATAATGCCAAAGGTGGCAAGACTTGTCCTAATTGTGGTGTAACTTTGTAATTCAGTGAAAATTCAGTGATATATGGCTAACGAACAAAATTTAACACCATTCCCAAAAGGAGTATCTGGCAATCCAGCAGGTAAACCTAAAGGAGTTGAACATAGTAAAACAAGATTACTTCGTTTACTGCAATTAGTTACCAAAGTGCGTAACCCAGTTACAGGAGAAGATGAGGAATTTACAATAGCCGAACAATTAGATATGAAGATAATTGCGAAGGCAATGAAATCTGACATTCGTGCTTATCAAGAGATTCTTGATAGACTAGAAGGCAGAGCCAAACAAACCAACGAGATAGAACTATCAGGAGGACTGCAAATAAATTGGGAGGAGAAAAAAACCTATGTAGAAAAGAAAGGAAGTATATAGCCTCGTACTACTCGTAGCACTCGTACTTACTACGACTACTACGAATACTACGAATACTACGAATATCAATTATGGAACTATCAATAAAACAAACTACTGCCCTTGACCTTCTTGAAGATACTCGCACAAACGAGGTTCTTTTCGGAGGCGGGGCAGGTTGAGGCGGGGGAAAAACAGCTTTGGGGTGTTATTGGCAATTAAAGATGCGATTAAAATATCCCAATACAAGAGGACTTATTGGGAGAGCCGTGTTAAAAACCCTAAAAGAAACTACCTTAGTATCCTTCTTTCAGATAGCTAAAATGCAAGGGCTAGAAGCCAACAAGCATTTTAAATTCAATGCTCAATCTTCTACAATAGAATTTCCTAATGGTTCTACTATCCTCCTAAAAGACCTTTACTCCTATCCTTCAGACCCTAACTTTGATGAATTAGGTTCATTAGAGATTACAGATGCGTTTATTGATGAGGCTAACCAAGTAGATGACAAGGCTAGAAACATTATTAAATCAAGGATAAGATTTCAACTAGACCAAAACGATTTAGTGCCTAAGATTCTTTACACTTGTAACCCAGCAAAGAACTGGACCTACTCAGAATTCTATAAGCCAGAGCAAGAAGGCACAATATCTAAGAATAAAAGATTTATAACTTCCCTGATAGATGACAATCCTTACATATCTAAGCACTACAAAGAGAACTTACTAACTTTGGATAGTGTATCAAAGGAGAGGCTTTTATTTGGTAACTGGGAATACTTAGATGACCCTGCACAACTTATAGACTATGATAAAATACTTGATTCTTTTACCAATACGTTTGTTCCTATTGGTGATTCTTTTATTACTTGTGATGTGGCACGTTTTGGGAATGATAGTACTGTTATTGGTATATGGAGTGGCTTTCGCGTTAGGTTTTATCAATTCAATGGTAAATCAGTTGTTGAGGTCGCTGAACTTATAAACAACTTTGCAACAGAGCATAAAGTACCTACATCTAACATTGTTTGCGATGAGGATGGAGTAGGAGGTGGAGTTGTAGATATTCTTAGGTGTAAAGGCTTTGTCAATAATAGTTCTCCATTAGTAAACCCTGTAACAAGACAAAAGGAAAACTTTGATAACCTAAAGTCTCAATGCTATTTTAAATTAGCAGATATGGTAAACAAAGCAGAACTTTACATACAAGCAGATGGGAAACAAAAACAAATTATCATTCAGGAACTAGAACAAGTCAAACAAAAGTCAGTAGATAACGATATGAAAAAAGGAGTAATTCCTAAAGATAAAGTTAAAGCAGCGATAGGTCGTTCTCCTGATTTTAGTGATTGTTTGGCTATGAGAATGTTCTTTGAATATTTACCAAGATTTCAAGTAAGTGTATTTTGATGTAAAAATCATAACTTTGTTTAAATTCTAATAATATGGCATTTTTCGACTTCTTAACTAAAAAGAAGATAAACACTCTATTACCTAATATTCCTTTTGATACAAGTGTCGCTATTCAACGAGGTATTGTTACTTGGCAAGGTGGAGATTCAAGAGCATTCGTAAGAGATGGATATATAGCTAATGATATTGTTTACTCAATTGTAAAACTAATTACTGATAAAGCAAAACTTGCTCCATTCCACGTTTATAAAGTTAAAGATGAAGTATCTGCAAAAAGATATAAGTCCTTAATGAAACAACCAGATAAGATTACTAATTGGCAAGAGGTAAACGATTTACATAAGAAAGCATTTGAGATATATACAGGAGACCAAAGATTAAACGACCTATTAAGATATCCTAACGGAGAAGATACTTGGGCAGATTTAGTTGAGCAATGGTGTGGGTTTAAGTTAATAACTGGTAATTCATTTATATATGGAAAACTTATTGAAACAGGAAACAATCAAGGTAAGCCGTTTGAATTATTTGCTTTACCTGCTCAGTATATGGCTATTATTGCAAATATCGAAGTGTTCCCACCAACCAGAGTGGGCTACCAATTATACTACGGAGCAATGTGGTCCTTTGACCCTAAAGAAATATTACACGACAAATACTTCAATCCTGAATGGACAGTTACAGGTGGACAATTATACGGACAAAGTCCTTTACTTGCAGCAGCAAGAACATTAACTAGAAGTAACGAAGCTAAGACTGCTGCCGTTGCATCATTCCAAAATGGTGGACCAGCAGGAGTTTTATTTATGAACGATGAAAGATTTGACCCTACAAGTGGACAAGCACAAGCACAAGCACTAAAGAGAGCAGTAAGCGAGAAAGGTGGAGCAGCTAATTTTAACTCTATTGCCGTAAGTGGTTATAAAGTTGACTGGAAACAAATAGGTTTAAGTCCAGTAGAACTTAATATCATTGAATCAGAGAAATGGGATATGAAGGCACTTTGTAATATTTATGGAGTACCATCTCAACTATTAAACGATGCTGATAACAAGACTTACAACAATCAATTAGAGGGAGAGAAGGCATTAACTTTACGTTGTGCTATTCCTTTGTTAGATGCTTTGACTGAAAACTTAAATAGAAAATTGCATACTGACTGGGGATATAGAAATAGTGGATTGTATGTAGGATATGATATGAAAGTCTATCAAGAATTAGAGGCTAATAAAACAGAGCAAGTTGCTTGGTTAAATACGGCTTGGTGGATTGCACCAGCACAAAAGAATGAGATAATGGGCATTAGAACTCCAGACTATATTCCACAAGAGGAAATGGAGAAACTTTATATTCCTTCATCTTTGCAACCTACTGACCAATTTCAACCTTTGAATATTCCTGACAACCTAAACCCATAAAATGATTTGGCAAGATTATAGAAAACTATATGCCAACGCATTAAAAGAATATTCGCCTAAGTTCAAGAAAGAACTGCAAAATCAGGTGAATACCTATTGCCGTACACAAGACTATTCTAAAATTAGCGACAAAGCCCTTAAAAAGACCATTTACAAGCTCCATTTAGCTATGGGTACTAAGATGGCTCTAATAAGCGAAAGTGCCGTTAAAAAGTCTGTAAAAGGGGTTTATGTGCCTATGGAGTACAAGTCTGCTAAAACGGATGCTTTTCAGTATGCTATTATCCAAGTCCTACAAAATGATGGCTTAGACCAATTAGCAGCAGATATTACCGATACAACTAAAGAACAAATAAGAAGATTCTTAGTTGAGTCTGCTCAAAAGAATTATACTTTACCAGAGACAATTGCCTTGCTTAGAACTTCAGGCATTACCGATTATAGAGCAGAACTTATTGCTAGAACGGAAACAGGCAGAGCAGCCAATATTGGTTCAATGGTGGGAGCAACAAGTACAGGATTAGTAACTATAAAAGAATGGATTGCAGCTAGAGACAATAGAACAAGGAGAGAGCCTAGAGACCATACCGACCATTTAATTATGGATGGAACTAAACTACCAATGGAGAAACAATTTCAAGTTCCTAATAATCAAGTAGGCTTAGGTTATGAATTAATGGACCATCCTTGCGATTCCAAAGCAAGTGCTGCAAATGTTTGTAATTGCAGATGTACTTTAGGATATGAGGCAGTAAGAGGTGCAAATGGCAAACTTTTAACTTTAGTAGATAACCCTCCAATGGGTAGAATTGCAGTTATTTGGAATGCCTTACAAAATGTAATGGGTCAAGCAATAGGAAAACTTATAGCATCATTAATACAATAACAAAAAAAATAATAACTTTGTCAATATGAAAACATACGCATCAAAAGATACTATTGTTGAAAAACAAGATATCGGTTACGAAGTAATGGATGTTGATACCGAAACTCGTAGAGTAAAAGCAGTTTGGGCTAGAACAGGAAACATTGATTTAGATAATGATATTATAGTTCCTGAAGCCTTTACTAAAACTCTTAAAGAAAGAGGTCCAGCAGGTAAAAACTTAATATGGTCTTTAGTTGACCATTGTGCTGAAATGGAAGCCGTAATAGGTAAACCTGAGCAATTATACATTGAGGGAGATATGCTTATCGCAATCACTCCAATAGTAGAAACTGAAACAGGCGAAGATATGATTAAGATGTACGATGCAGGTCTTATCAATCAGCACTCAATTGGATTTAGTACAATTAATTCAAGCGTAGATAAAAACGGAATAAGAACAATAAGTGAACTAAAACTTTACGAAGGTAGTGCAGTATTATGGGCAGCAAACCCAGAGACTCCAACTATCTCTGTTAAAAGTGAAGTTAAGAAAGAGCAATTAGCAAATAGGCTAGAGAAACTCTTGAAAGCGTTTAAAGGTGGTCGTTTCACAGATGAGACCTTTGCGTTGATGGAGATTGAAATAAAAAGGA